ACTAATGATATGCTCACCACTAATTCTATGATCCTCTATTGGAGAGAAAGGACACCACCTACCATAATTTATAGGTACGGATCCATCTTCATTTGCATTTCCAATTGTTAGAAGATATGGATATACCATTCTATATCCTACTACTTTTTGTTCTTCAGTTTCATCTTTGATGTCACCAAACATACAGAGAACACGCTCTGCTGTTGTAAGAGTCACAATTCTAATATTGTGATTTGTTTTTAGTGGTGCTTGCTCAGGTGTTTGTGTCATAATACCTCTGGTTGAATAGATTCAATTTCTTTTTTCTCTTGTATTTTGCGTTCATACGCATCTTGTAAACCAGGTTCTGGATTACTAATTGTCATTACCATATCATATGGAATTTTATATTGCCAGTCAGATGAGTATGGATTCCATTTAGAAAATCTAACTTGGTATTCCATACCTTGTTGTTCTGCCAAATACTGTGGTGTTGCTCCATCCATACTTAAAATGTATGGGTCTTCCATAAGAAGACAAACACCTCTCTTCTTGTCCTCTTCTCCCTCAAAAATTTCCTTGAGTTCAGAGATGACACGATCACCAGTTTTAAGTGTAACTACAGATATTGCCATAATTGTGCTAGGTTAATTCTATTATAACATAAAAAAGAAGGGAGTCAAGTGACTCCCTTTTTAAATTTTTGATTAGTTTTCTTATAAGGTTGACTAGGTAATTTTCTATGTCGTTTCAAATGAGATTTAACTTCTTTCAAAAATTTAAGATGTTTTTTCACATCCATACTTTTTTCTTTTGTTTCTCTGGTAACTCTTTTACCAGTATCACAGTAAGTAATCCATTATTAAATTCTACTTTTTCAATTTCTACATCATCTCCTAGTTGCCAGTTGCGTGAGAATGATCTAGTAGATATACCTTTATGTGAATAAGTTCTATCATCTTTTGTCTTCTTAGCAGAAACAGTTAGACAGTTGCGTTCTGTTGTTACAGAAAGTTCCTCTTTAGAAAATCCTGCAAGTGCGACTTCCAATATGGTTCTAGAATCAGATCCATTATAGATGTTGTAAGGAGGATAGTTTGTTCCTGATCCTGCAAAAGTTTCAAGTCTGCTG